ACCCGCCGGGGTTACCAGGGGCCGAGAACGACACAGTAGCCCGGGCATCGCCGCCCGACGCCGTGACCCCCGTAGGGGCGTCCGGGTTCTTCAGCGGATCATAATTGGCTGAGACGAACCCAGCAGGTGGGCGCAGCGGCATATCGCACTCCTATCAGGAGTTAATCTCTTCCCACGAGCAGGTCACCACGAGATCGTTGGCAACGCTCGCGATAGCGCCGATGGACTCGTTTTCCAGCAGATAGAGCGCCGTCGTCTTGTCAAGGATGATCAGCGTGGCATCTGCGGGCACCGAGATGGTCGAAGCGATGGGGAAGGCCGTGCCGCCCAACGCCGCTGCGCTGTACTTGTTGATGGTGATGTCAGCGGCGTTTGTGCCGTCAACGTTGGCCACCATGATCATGTTGATCTTGAAGACCTTGTTGCTCGAAGCCGCGTTGCTGACGATAGATGTCGCGCTGGTGCTCGTCAGCGATACGCTCGAATTGTTACCGAGGATCGTCGTGACGTTGACAATGTTTGGATTTGCCATGGGGTTTTCTCCTTACAGGCCGAAGATCAGAGCAAACGCAATTGCTTGACCCTTAGTCGCACCAGCCGCAGGAGTCGTAAACGACAAGACGCCAGAGCCGTTGGTGGTGATAACCTGACCGTTGGTGCCGTCAGCAGTGGGATACCGAAGCCCGGCAGGGTTGTTCATAATGCGAATAACACTGCCCGACGCATTTTCAGCGTAAAGCGCCATGTCGGTGTTCGCAATATTAATTGCGAGTTCACCCGGAGCAAGATTGGCTCCGGACGGCACCGCTGCAGCGGTCGTGGATCGATAGAGTTGCACGGGAGTAAACCCCGGAGCGCTCATAGGTTTTCTCCAATAATGGTTTGTTTGCGCTTACGCCAAACCTCTTTTATGGCGAGAGAGAGCTTTGCTCTAGTCTCTTCGCTTCTAGATTTACCGGACCAGTAATCTGTGGGATTAGCCTTTTTAGCCTCAGAAATGCGCTTCTTGGTTTCGTCCGAGTGGCTCTTGCCAAAGAAATGGTTAGCTTGTCCGCGCTTAACCTCGGACATTTTCGTTTTCGTCTCTTCGCGATGGCTTTTTCCGACCCGCTTAGCGCTCATTTGAGCTCGCGATTGTTCTGAGTGACGTAGGCCGGAAACGCCCTCACCACCGTCCGTAGCGTTGACAAGATCGACCCCCATTTTACGGAGGCATTTAATAAGTCCGCGTTCAAGATCGAAAGCCAGCGCTTCGCTGCTGCACTCCATCTGCGCAACATCAATGTTTTCAGGGCCGTATTTGTTAATTATGTGAGTGTGATGAAGGTTGCGGCGACTAAAGTCGTGAGAGCGACAGCCACGCCCCTTGCCCACGTAGAACGCTCCGTGGGCGTCTGCGCCGGGACGAATGTGAACATAGGCGTAGAACGCCATCAGAATGTTCCTCCGTCAATACCGGCCCAGGTGGGTACGCTGGCGCCCGCAGACACCAGCACCTGCCCGGCAGTGCCGTTAGCAATGAAAGCTGTGGCCCCGGCGCCCGTCTGATACGGGATCTGACTGGCGGAGCCCCCGGCAAGATTGGTCGCCGTACCCACCGCCAGCGTCGATTGGGTCGCCCAGGTCGGGGCACCCGTCCCGCCAGACAGCAGAACTTGGTTTGAAGACCCCGCCGCGCTGAACGCATAAGCCGTGCCCGTGCCATAGGCGACAGCGCCAGCAGTTGGTGTGGCCGTGCCGTTGGTGCCGCCGGAACCAATCGGAAGCGTGCCCGTCGTCAGCGCGGACGTAGATGTCGCATAAACAGCCCCGCCCGAGGTAAACGAAGTGAGCCCCGTGCCACCGTAAGCGGTGCCGATGGTGGTCGCGTTCCACGTCCCGGCAGTTAGCGTGCCAACACCCGTGATGCCGGTGTAAGAGCCGCTGATACGCGCCGTATCAATCGTGCCCGAGGTAATCTGGTTACCAGCAATCGCGATGGGCGCATCAGCCGCTGCGGTAAGCTGGCCTTGGGCATTCACCGTAAACGTGCCGACAGAGGACGCGGACCCGTAGGAAGCCGCCGTCACCGCCGTGTTGGTGATGCTAAAAACCGTACCTGCAAGCGTAAGGCCCGTACCTGCGGTGTAAGTTGTGCCCGCAGCGCCAAACTGAGAGAACACGATGGGCGTGGTACCGACCGTGATAGGCAGCGGCGTTTGCTGCACCCAAGAGGTGTTGGCGTTGGTCGAGCCCGCCGTGATCAGGAAGAAGTCACCAGCGTCAATGTTGTCAACGCCCGTACCCGGCGTGTCGAAGTCGGTTGCGCGGGTCAGGATGAACGGCGTGCTACCGCTACCCGTCTGCGTGACAACGTAAACGCCGTTCTGAGCCCCATCAACTTGGTTCTTGATCAGAACTCGATTGTTAAGCGCGACCAAAGTGCTATCGACCGACAGAGCCGCATTCGCGGTTGCAGTCAGCGTAGCCCCGACACCCGAAGTGCCATTGTTGTAGGTACAGGACGGCAGCGCCGCAGTGCTCGCCAACCGGCAAGCCTGATGGAAGTTGATGCCCGTTGCGATGGAATCAGCGTAGTTCTTGTTGACGATATCGGTGCCGTTAGTCGGGGCCGTCGTGATGCTGCCGGTCGTCAGCGTAACTGCGTTGATCGTCGTATTCGTCGCAGAGGTAACCTGACCTTTAGCATTCACGCTAATGACGGGCACAACCGCTTGGGAGCCGTACGTCCCAGCAGATGCGCCAGAATTGGGCAGGTCCGCAGTAACGAGGGCTCGGAAACCCGTGGGGGCTGCGGGACCAGCGGCAGGGCCAGCGTAGACCAGATTAGCCGCCTGATCGCTGATGAGAATGGCCGAACCCCAGGTGGGAGCCCCCGTGCCGCCAGACACAAGAACCTGACCGGCGACACCAGACGGGCCGATGTAAAGACCGTCTGCGCCGGACCACACAACAGCGCCCGCGTTTGCCACCAAAGATCGCGCCGTACCGCCTTGATCGAGCGGCAGGATGCCGTTGATCTGGGTCTGATCGGATAGGTCTACCGCCGGGTGAACGTGATCCGCGCGCGAAATCTCAGTCGAGACACCCGCAGAGCCAGCGTTGTTGCCAAGCTGCGGCGTAGCGTTGCTCAGGTTAGCCGCGAGCGTGACGTTAGAGGTGAGGGCACCGCCGCCCGTCAGACCTGTCCCGGCAATCACCTGACGGCTATCAGGGACGTAGCCGGTGATCGTCGCGGGCACCGTGGTAGCCGCCATGACGCGGCCCGTGGCATCCACCGTGAAGACCGGGATATCAGTCGCAGTACCATAAACACCCGGCGTGACGCCGGAATTCGCAAGCTCGGTTGAACCCACGCCACCCGGCGCAATGCTCAACGTCACGTTCGAGCTAAGTTGACCACCCCCGGTCATACCCGTGCCCGCGATTACCTGCCGCGTGGTGGGTACCCCAGAAACTGACAATAGGTCGCCAACGCGGATCTGATAATTGTTGCCCTGGTAGACAATCATCATGAGCGAATTTTCGTCAGCCACCGGAGCAAGCGGAAGCTGCGTAATTCGCGTCGGAATGAGATTGCTAGGGACGTCTGTCATTTAAAACTCCAGGTACCCGTCGCCATCTTCAGTGATGAAGAATTCGTCGCCTTGCTCCTGGATAACACCAGCAGGGCGCGTATTGATAGGCGTATCAGGCCGGTTAAACGGTAGAACAATCTGATCCGGTGGCCGAGGCGCAAGGCGGTACGGATCATACTGATCGCGATCAAGATCGCACACCATCAGGCCCGGATAGTTGGGGTCCGGCATAAGCTCTGCGAGGAACATCTTGCGCGAGCAGCGACCACAAATGCCGATGCCGTAGGTAGGTTGGCCGGTAGGATCGAGGAACTTGGCATTGCTCATGCCGTGTACGCCCGAATACCAGGGTTAATCTGGATGGGCGAACCGTCCCCATCCCCGTCCCACGCTCGCTGCATTGAGATAGTAGCGCGCTGTTCGAGCACGGGGATGAGGCTG